CATTGACGCCAATCATTGCGTGATCATGCTGAGCCCGTTGGCGAAGTTTGACATGCCGTCCGTGATTCCTACAGCCTGGGTGATTGAAGGCAAAAGGTTGGACAGGTTGCGACCCGTGCATGGAGAACACGTTGTTTTGGACGTGATTCGAGGAGAAGGGCGCAGCCGCAGCGTGGCGATGTTGGGAGACCGCCTTGCTGTCACACTACCGACGACGCAGTGGGATGCTATTAACGCTGTTGCCCGCGTTGCAAAGGTGCCAATAACCCCGTCCATGGTTGCAGGCAACATTGCGCCGTCAGATGCTGTAGGACTGCCCACAGAGCGATTACCGCCTGGGCATGCTGCCATCATTGCCAGTTACACCCGTGCTGGCATTCCACTGTTCCCTGCGAAGGTGTTCGCTCCCATGGAGTCGTGCGTTCCGATTTGGTTTTCGAAGCATGACTACGACGCTCCCGTTCCGTTAGCAGGATTTGGCTCCCCTTTGATTGGGCCCTGCTATTCGTACGCTAAGTCCCTCGCTTCGGAGGCACAGTGTATTCAGGGGCGCGTCGAGGCATTTCAGGGTCAGCCTGATGCCCCAATTTTGCCGTCAAGCCTGGGATATATCAGGGAGTTCTTGGAATTTCTGATTCCCGTGCCGCATATCGGCCATCCTGTCGACCACGATCGTGTGCGTGAGAAGCAGGCAAAGCCCTCCCAGAAGGCCATTCTTGAGGAGGCTTCCTTGTCCAGTTCCAAGGTCAAGTCGAAGGTGGGTGCATTCGTTAAGATTGAGCCCGCCGTAAAGCCATCGGACCCGCGCAACATCTCGACTGTTGAGCCGGTGGTCAAATTGGAGTACAGTACCTATTCGTATTCCTTTCACGAGGGTGTGATGGCTAACCAGGCGTGGTATGCTTTCAACAAGAACCCGTCCGAGTGTGCAGCCCGAGTCGCTGAAAAGTGCTTGCTGGCGTTGTATCACGCGGTGAATGGCGATGGCTCGAGGTTTGATGGACACGTCAACCTGCTTGCCCGCATTCTTGAGCGACTGGCCATGTTGCGATACTTCTGTCAGTGTTACCACGCTGACATGAATAGATCCATGGACGACCAGATTGCTCTGCCCGGCAAGACGACTGAGGGCTACCGTTACAATTCCGGTTATAGTAGATTGTCTGGTTCACTGGAAACAGCTGACTTCAACTCTCTGGATACGGCATTCATTGACTACTGTGCGTTGCGCAATACGACAAGGAATGGCAGGAAGTTGACACCGGAAGAGGCCTGGAATGGCCTGACCATTTACGGTGGGGACGACTCGTTGTCGATAGACGTCGATCCTAAGGCATTGCTGTACAGCGCCAAGCTGATGGGCCAGAACTACGAGCTTGAAGTAGTTAACCGTGGAGACATTGGGGTTGAGTTTCTCAATCGCCGCTTTGGACCCAACGTATGGACTGGAGACGTGAACTCCATGGCCAACCCGTCCAGACTGCTGTCCAAGCTCTGGGTGGGCCCTGCAAGCCTGAAGTGGCCTCTACAGCGGTTTGCGGAACGCCTTGGTGGCTACTACCGCATGGATCGCAATTCGCCCGTTATTGGCCAAATTTGTGATCTGTCCCACGCCCTGCTGGGTGACGTTAGCGTGGAAGGAGTGTTAGTACCTTGGGATGGGAAGCACTCGCTTGAGAACAACTGGCCGAATGTAGACACGGATGGGTGGATGTATACCGTGTTCGAGAAGTCCATTCCGGACTTCGACTGGGACCGTTTTCAAGGGTGGATCAATGAGGTGTGGTTTGCCAAGAACCCCGATCTGTTGCTGCGAGCGCCACTGTGCACGGCCACACCCATTGAGGTAGTGACTGTGAAGGTGCCAACCGTGGTTGGAGAGGAGTTGTGCCTCCCAAAGCCCAAGGCGGATGCGCCTAAAGGTTCTGAGGAGAAGCCGGGAGCAGGACCGGAGCCCAGTCAGGCTGTTGCTGACCAGGGGCCTTTGTCGAAAGGCAAGGAAGAGCTTGATGGAACACTTCCCCATGTGGAAGAAGCTAAACTTGTGGTGAGTGAACCAAAGTTGACTGCTGAAGAGAAGGCGGTTATTTTGGGTTATAGGAATACTGAGCTGAGCGCCGAAGAGAAGGCTGCCGCGAGAGCTCGGAGGACCCCCTCGCCCGTTCGCCGTTTTGGAGACGATGATGTGTCTCCGCCTTCCCCTGTGATGAGCCGTAAGGCCTTGCCACAGAAGGCGGACCTGTCGTCACCCAACAGCTTTAGCGATGAAGTGGCTGCTGCGAGTGCTGCTGTGCCGCGAGCTGGACCAGACGGGAAACGTCTCAAGAACCCTGCTGCCAAGGACAAGAAGCAGGATG